AATTTGTAAAAACTGAAGCATCACCTGACGAAGCACAAATGCTTGAATCACAAAAATTTGCTATTGAACAAATAGCACGTATGTTCAGAGTTCCACCTCACATGATTGGTGTTACAACACCCGGTGCAATGAGTTACGCATCAGTTGAACAAAACAACATAAATTTTGTGACACATACATTAAGACCTTACATAACAAAAATTGAAGAAGCATATTCAAGGCTTTTACCTAACAACGCATTTTTAAGAATAAATGTTGATGGTTTATTGCGTGGTGATTTTGCTACACGCATGCAAGGTTATTCCATCGGTTCACAAGCAGGATTTCTTTCAATAAACGATATAAGACGTTTTGAAGATTTAAGACCAGTTGAATCTGGCGATGTGTATCGTGTTCCGTTGGCTAACGTCAATTTGGCTGCTGCTGATTTGGTTGAAACAGATAAAAAAGTTGCGATGGCGCAAAAATTAATTTTGTCAGGTTTTGATCCGGCTGGCACATTGAAAGCATTAAATCTTCCTTCAATTATTCACACAGGTGTTCCATCAACGCAATTACAACCGGTGGCTCAAATCGATCCTAATAATCCAGAATCTGTATACGAGGTTAAATAATGACTTTAACAAGTAACGTAGTGACAACCAATGCCTCAACAGCAGTTCTTATCAAGAAAGCAGGCACAAATCCTATAAAATTAAATTTGCATAATTCTTCTGGTGGAGTGATTTATATTGGTGGTTCAAATGTTTCTAGTTCTAATGGTTATCATATAAGCAATACTGAAAATTTAGATTTAACTTTACTGCCTGGTAATTCTTTATATGGTTTATCAGGTTCAGGCTCTCGCGATATTGCTTGGTTTGAGCAGGATATTTAATGCCATATTTTATTACTGATTCATCACCTGATTGTTCTGGTTGGGCAACAATAAAAGAAGATGGCGAAGTTATTGGTTGCCATGAAAATAAACAAGATGCTATCGATCAAATGGTTGCTGTTTCACTTGCTGAAGAAATTGAACCGGGTGGGGAAAGAATTAAAATGAAAGAACAAAAAAGAATTTTGCCTGACAATTACAGACCATCTTTAAGTGAAGATGTTCCAAAAGGTCGGGCTTGTGGTAATTGTATTTTTTACAAAGAAGATGATGTTAAAGAATTTGCTGATGGTGAACTTCGTGCTTGGTGTGAGAAGTGGGATGATTATGTTAATGGTGCATATTATTGCAATGCTTGGCAACCAGCAGAAGAAATTGAAGAATCACCTGAAGAAATTATGGATGATGCTGAAAAAGAAGATGATGATTATGAAGAAAGAGCGATTAATCAAGAAGCACCGGCTTATATGCGTGCCGCGGCTAGACGTGGTTTGGAATATTTAAATGATGGTTATGGTGGCGATGGTTTGACCGACAAAACAAAACGTGAAGCGCGTTTGATGGCTGATGGTCAAATTTCGGATGATAAATGGATTCGTATTGCCGCTTGGATTGCAAGACACATGCCAGATTTAGATGCGCCAAAAAATTCAGACCCAAATGATTCTGAATATCCGGGACCGGGTTTAGTTGCACATTTACTTTGGGGATCGGGTCCAAGTAAACGCGCCGCTCAACGAACAATGAATTTTGCCGAAAACGTTGTTGAACGGATTCGTGCTGAAGAAGAAAAAAACAGATGGGCTTCTGTTAGTTTACAATTAAGAAAAGAAAAGGAAGAAAAAATGCCAGCATTAGTTGAACGCAGAATTAACGATGTCACTTTTGAAATTCGTAATGGTGAAATCGATGCAAATAAAAGAACATTTACAGGTTATGCCGCAGTTTTTAATTCACCAAGCGAACCGCTTCCTTTTACAGAATTTATTATGCCCGGAGCATTTAAACGTTCATTAAAATCTCGTAATGAAATCAAAATGTTTATGAATCACAACATGGATATTGTTTTAGGTTCAACTCGTTCAAAAACATTACGTTTATCAGAAGATTCAAAAGGTTTATTGGCTGAAACAACATTACCTGACACAACAGCAGGTCGCGATCTTTCAATTTTGATGCAACGTGGCGATGTCAATTCAATGTCATTTGGATTTAGCGTTCCAGCCCGAGGCGATAAATGGTCTGATGATGGCATGACTCGTGAATTACATCAAATTCGTTTACATGAAGTTTCAATTGTTACAGGTTTTCCAGCATACGAAGCAACAACAGCAACAGTTCGATCAATTGATGCATTAGCAACAAGAACTGGTATGGATGCAGATGTTTTGGCTGATGCTTTGACCAAACTTGAAGCCGGTGAAACATTATCAATGAATCATGCTGATGTAATTGGTGAAGCAGTTGCTAAATTGAAAGAATCAAATCCATCACCACAAGATTTATTGGATATCAAACGCAAACAAATTGATATGTTATTTAAGGCCATTTAATGAATAAAGAACAAATAAAATCTGCAATTTTAAAAGTTGCTGGAAATCCGGAATCAGGCGTTATCGCTGATATGGCTGAGGCGATGGCGGAAGCAATTATTAGCATTGATAAACCAGAAATTAAAAAATTTGAACCAGTTAAAGAGACTCGAATTGTGAGTGTTCAAGAAACTCGTTAATTTTTATGTAATAATGAATTAACAACTTTGAGCGTGAGCCGCCATTTTGTTAATTTACTGCATTTGAGTGAGCCTCATGCAGATTCAAATCAATGCAGTAAAACCTACCCAAAAATAAGGAAAAAAATGTCTGAATATATTAAAATTCAGCACGAAGCACGTCAAAAAGCATGGCACGCAGGTAAAGAACTTCTTGATCGCGCCGCCGCTGAAAAACGTGATTTGACCGCTGAAGAAAACGAAACATACGCAAAAATTTCATCTGAATTAGATGAACGCGCTCGTGTTATTGAAACCATCCAAAAAGATGAACAACGCGCTTTCGCTGCTGCTGAAGCAATGAAAAACGTTGAAATTGCAACAGCACCAGCACAATCAAAATCAGATGCAGAAGTTATCCGTTCTATGGCACGTGGTGAAATTCGTTCATTCGATTTTGAAAAAAGAGACGTTCTAAAAGGATCAACTGGTTCTCCTGTTCCAACATCATTTTATGATCGTGTTCTCATGCTTGCTCGTTATGTTGGTGGACCATTAGAAACATCAACAATTTTGAATACTGCTGGTGGCGAGAATTTACAAATTCCATCACAAGCAACATATTCAAGTGGAACAGCATTTGCCGAAGGATCAGTAATTGGCGAAAGCGATCCAACATTTAATTCATTCGTAACTCTTGGTGCATACAAATATTCATTCTTGACCCAAGTTTCACGCGAATTAATTGAAGATGCAGGAGTAGATATCCTTGGATTTTTGGCTGAACAAACCGGAAATGCACTTGGTTACTCCGTAAACAACGCCTTAACAAACGGAACTGGCACAGTTCAACCTAACGGAATTTTAACTGTTGCCTCTTCTGCAGTTGCAGGCACATCATTAAATCCAACCGCAGACAACCTAATCGATCTTGTTTATTCAATCGATACAGCAGGCCGTCGTTTACCGGGTGCAGGTTTCATGATGAACGCAACATCTATTGCTAACGTGCGTAAATTGAAAGACAGCGCTGGACAATATCTATTTAGTCCATCTCTATCTGCCGATGCTCGCGACTTGCTATTGGGTTATCCAATATTTGAAAACCCAACAATGCCAACTGCCGCATCAGCAGTACGCCCAGTAATATTTGGTCATTTGCCAAGTTACATTGTGCGTCAAGTTGGTGGAATTAGATTAGACAGAAGCGATGATTTCGCTTTTTCATCTGATTTAGTTACATTCCGCGCGACATTCCGCGTGGATGGCAATTTGCCACAAACTAGCCACGTTAAATACTTTAAGAGTTCAAACTCCTAATAGTAATTAATCCCTAGACCAGAAACCCCGACGGAGCGCAGGCTGTCGGGGTTTCTGCTTTTTATGTGTAGGATTTATTTACCTGCGAACAAAGGAATAATAGGTGAATCGTGCCGAGCGTCGTCATCAAGAACGTGCCAGTAAAAATGAATCCAGAAATGGCTCAAGTGTTCGAAATGCTGGGATTTCAAGTGCTGGAAGAATCCTCTGGACAAGTAACGCCCCATGGGCCGCAACTGGTTACGGACAACAAACAGCGCAAGTCACAACAAGGCTTAAAAAAGAAAAATACGAAATTGCAATAGCCGCAAATTATGGTTTAGAAGGTGCTTCAACAAGTTGGAACACTCCATATGGTGATATTCCAATTTATGCTCGCGGTCATGAAAATTATTCAAACGATGTGATTCCGGCGCATATGTATGATTGGTCAAATCGTGAACCTAATGTTCCAAATGCATTAATAACTTTATATGATGTTTGGGTTTTTAAAGGTAAAAAATGGGCAGATTGGAACGTTGCCAGTTGGGTTCCTGTTGATCATTTTCCTGCACCAAATGAAATTGTAAAATGGTGTGCTGAATCTTTTGTAACACCTATTGCTATGAGTCAATATGGCAAATCAATGTTAAATAATGTAAATGTTGAATGTGAATACATTCCGCATGCTTTAGAAAAAACTTTTAAACCAACTTATGAAATTACAACATTGGATAAAGAAAAATTATCAGGTCGTGAATTTATTGGAATTAGTGAAGATAAATTTGTTGTGGGGATGAACGCCGCTAATAAAGGTATTGTGCCAAATCGTAAAGCATTTGGGGAAAATTTATTGGCCTTTTCAATGTTTGCTCAAAAACATGATGATGTTGTTTTGTATTTACATACAGATTGTTTGGGTGCGGCTGGTGGAATTAATTTAATTGATTTAATAAAAGCCGTTGGTTTGGAACCACATCAATATAAATTTATTGACCCATATCTTTATAGGACAGCATTAAATCAAGAAATTGTTTCAGCGACTTACACGGCAATGGATGTTTTTCTTGGTGTTTCAATGGGTGAGGGTTTTGGTATTCCAACGATAGAAGCGCAAGCATGCGGAACGCGTGTAATTGTTTCCGACTTTGCCGCCAGCACAGAATTAGTTGGCGAGGGTTGGTTGGTCGATTGCCAGCCGTATTGGGATCCAATGCAACGATCATTTTTCACTACCCCATTAATTCCATCAATTGTTGATGCGTTAGAAAAGGCTTATCAAAAAGGTAGGTCGCGATCACAACAAGCAATTGATTTTGCTTTGTTATACGATGCGGATACAATTTTTGAATCACATTGGAAACCAGTTTTAAATAAACTGCTCACCAAATAGGCTTTAAACGCGATTTAAGGGCATTTTTAACGACTTTTGGATGAAAGGGATACATAAGTGATACCTGCAATGATTGTTCCAGTTTTAACACGTCACGATTTGTTATACAGAATGATTGAATCAATCAATTATCCAATTAAAGATTTAATCATTATTGATAATGGCGCACGCATGCACGATTGGACACCCAATTGGAATCAATGGATTTCAAAAATTTGGCATATGAAAATGCCATCCAATTTAGGCGTTGCA